GACAAATTGGAGCATTGGTGTTACTCTAAGTTTTGCTACAAACATTGATTCGCGCCAGCTCGATTTGTCGGGGTGGTCTGGTTTCTTATTGCCTGTCCACGGTCTTTAGTATACTCCAGACTTGAGTATTTGTCAATAAAGACTTGACTGTTGGATTGCACAAGTATAGAGGGTTATATTTATGCCATTTACTCAAAACTTCAATTACTGCATGGAACAAAAGAAATACACCGCGTACAAGTTTGCAAAAATAATTGGTGCGAGTAATCAGGGCGTTTTGAATTGGCAGTCCGGAGAGTGCACTCCATATCCAAAAACCAAAAAGAAGATCGCCGACCATTTCGGCATCACCCTTGCCGAGCTGGACGGTGACGAGCTTCCCGTCCTGCCGGAAGATGGCGCAAAAAAAGCCCCCGCCACAGAGGGCGAGGGCGAAAAGGACGCGCTTATTAAAGCTGTCAGGGAAATAACCGATAAAGATACGGCGCTGGCTGTTTTCGATGAGCTTAGTAAAAAAATGCGGGAGCTAATGTAATGCCTACTTTCTACCCATCAAATTCGCAAGACCGAATAAAAACCGAAGCAGAGCGGAAAGACCATGAGCGGCAGCAAAAAGAACAAGCAGAAAAAGAACGCCGCGAGAAAATGCGGTTTATTATTACTGCTGTTCTTTCTGGCATTGCGGCGCTCGCTGCTGTTGCAGGAGTGATAATTCAACTTGCTTGAGCGCGATTAGCGTGTCAATCTTGTCAGAGATTTCCTTCAATCCAAATACAACGTCGTTGATCTGGCCTTTCATGATGATGCTGTTCTCTGCCAGTTTGGAAATGTCAAACTCATAGCCCTTCATAGCACACCTCTTTCTTTTAATTTTGAAAATACTTCTGCGCAATCCGCAGGGGTTAACTGGTCTATCATTTCAAGGATTTGTTTGCGCAAGCTCTCAAGGCAATTTTGATCGTTCGTACTGGGTTTATAGCCTTTCCGCATAATCTGTTTTTTTATTGTCCCATCTTTTGCACTATTACACAACATTTTGTGTCCCTCCAAGTAATTATAGTAACGGGCCTATATGTCGATTGTCGCACATAGCGGTGCAAGCATCAATATTTCGAAGTAAAGGCACTGCCGCCCTCTGCAACAAACGGCAGTGCCTTTTTGCAGCCAGCGGGGAGCGGTCGCCGCTGCTTGTTTTGACCATACTCCGCTTTACCTTGGTAATTCAACACCGAAACCTTGCAATAAGACAGCGCTCGACGTGGTTCGACAAGCCCTCATCTTGCGACTTCGCGGCGCGAAAATCGGAAAAATTAAGGTGGCATAAATGAACATCCAAGAAGTGTGTAAATCCCGTAAAGAAGAACTGAAACTAACCTATCAGGACATTTCCGATGCTTCCGGCGTTCCACTGTCCACCGTGCAGAACTTCTTTTCCAAGTTTTCTAAAGCTCCGTCCATCTACACCGTCGCGCCGATCTGCAAAGCGCTTGGAATATCGCTTGATGAAGCGTTCGGAATTTCCGAACACTTGACGCCGACTGAGGAAACTTTGCAAGCACGGAATGATGAGTTGGAACGCCACGTTGATGCAAAGGCCGACACCATAGAGATCATGCGGCGCGGCGTCCGTATCCGAAACGGCGTGATTGCTATAATGTTTGTCATTATCGTTCTACTGGCTGCATGGTGCTTGTAGATTGATTGGAGGGGGACTTGATGAGAGCGGCATTGTATATACGCGTGTCCAGCGAGGAACAAGCGCGGCATGGTCTATCATTACAAGAGCAGCGGGACGCGCTGACAAGATATGCCAAAGCGAATAAAATGACCGTGGTGGGCATATATGAGGATGCAGGCATATCCGCGAGAAAGCCGTATAAAAAGCGCCCGGCGCTTCTGCGACTGCTGGACGATTGCAAGGCGGGAAAAGTAGACACAATCCTATTTATCAAGCTTGACCGTTGGTTCCGAAATGTTGCTGGGTATTACGATGTGCAGACGCAGCTCGACCGGTACGGCGTAACGTGGCAAGCGACGGAAGAGGACTACGAGACGCGCACCGCGTCCGGGCGCTTGAAGGTCAACATCATGCTTTCCGTCGCGCAAGACGAAGCCGACCGCACAAGCGAGCGAATCAAATTTATCAACGACGGCAAACGAGCAAAAGGGCAACCGGCAGGCTCAAAAGCGCCTTTAGGGTATATCATTAAAGACAGGCAATACCAAATTGATAACGACACGGCAGACGCGGCGCGGGATATGTTTGCCGCATATATCCGTCTGAAAAGCGTCCTTGCTGTAAAACGGTATATGCTCGAGACATGGAGCATTGACCGAGCATATAACAAGTATGTCACCTATTTCCACAACCGGCTTTACATTGGCGAGGTGTACGGCATCGAAAACGCTTGCCCCTCGTTGGTGAGCAAGCAAGACTTTGACCTTGTAAATGATATTTCCCGCCAGCGGTCACAGCGCTGTGCCGGAGTTGATGTGGATCGCGTGTATCTGTTCTCGGGGCTTTTGCATTGCAAGGAATGCGGAAGAACAATGCAGTCGGAAACCGCAAAACAGATATATACATATTACCGTTGCCGGACGCGAATGCTTGACAATTCCGCGTGCCAGCACAAAAAGCGGATCCGCGAAGATGCACTGGAAGGCTATTTATTGCATGAGCTTGAAGGAATTGCAGAGCGAAACAATCGCTATTACAAAAAGGCAAAAAAAAAGCCCACGCAAAGCGCGGACGCGATACGCAAAAAAATGGATAAGTTGAAAACGCTTTATCTTAACGACTTGATTGAGCTGGACGAATACAAAAAAGAGTACACCACATTAAAGATATCCCTTGAAACCGTAGAGGAAAAGCCGAAAACAGACCTTGATGCTTTAAGAAACGGATTGGGCGAATATGATACATACTCGCGGGAAGAAAAAAAGGAATTCTGGACGCGCTTCATTCGGAGAATTGACGCAGATGACGACGGCGCGTTTTTTGTAACGCCACGTTAGGCATATTTGACCTTCGTGTTCCAAAAGGTAAATTATACCTAAAAGAATCCCCCGCCTTACGACGGGGGTGTTCTCATTTTTCGAGCTTCCGCATCACACTGTTGTACACGCGCTCATTGACGATCTTGAGGTCGTCCATCAGCTCATCAATGATCTCCCACGCCTTGTCCGGTGGCACATCAGCCACCGCCCGTAGAAAGTCGCTATCGCCATACACTTTGGCAGGGGCGGCAGAGTACATCATCGGTTCTGGCGCGCTCGGTTCGGGCGCGTGCTGATTTTGGAGCGCATACAGCACCGCCAGTTTTTCATAGTTCGACCAGCTCGATTCTTCCGTTTCCAGTCGCGCTATCCAGCGCTTGATCTCGGTTTCGTCTAACACGGGGATGCACCCCCTTTATCCCTCAATCGTGTCCATGCAGCGCTGGATAGCTCTACGGGTGCTTTCGTCGTCGGCGTTGTCCAGCATTTCCTGCAACTGGCGTTTCATATTTTCCATGCTGCCGTCGCGGGAGTAGTGTCCACGGACGTAGTGCGTACCGCGTCTCGCGTTGGACATATCGCGGTCATAAGCGCCGCGCATACCCGACTGCCAATCTCCGTCGCGGGAATAGCGGCGAGAATAGTCTTCATCGCGGGAATAGCCGTCGTCCTCCATCATCTCAATCTTATCGATGTTCTTGATGGTGTCCGTCAGCTTGTGCGCAATTTCGAGGTCGCCCGCGCCAAGCTCGCCCTTACGTGCCAGCTCGTCGAGTTCGTCGCACAGCATATTGCGCAGATCATACATTGCTTTCTTGCTCATGTCCATTCTCCTTTCACGCGATTCTCTCAACCGTCAGGTTCGAGTTAGCGAAGTTGACGGCCTGAGTGCTGGTGTTTTCCATTGCGACCGTCAAGCAGCAGCCTTTCGGAACGCAGACCTGTGCGGAAACATAAATGTTAAAGTAGTTCCCTACCGCCGCGGGCGTGACGGTCGCCGTTGCACTGGTCAGCGGCTCTCCGTTGATGGCAAGCGCCGCCGTGATAGCCTCAACCGTGCCTCCGGTGGGAATAGCGATGTTGCCGCCAAAGGAGACCCTAAACAGGGCGCGGTTTTGATTGGTGAGGCCGCGCAGCGTGACAATGCCCGCGCCCTGGCGATGCACGATACAGGGCTTGCTATTGACCGCCGTTTCGGTCAAGGGAACGTTCTGGCCTGCGGCTACGCTCACAATATTCGCGTTTGTGTACTCTGCCAAAATAATCAGTCCTTTCATATGCCTCGAAATCGAGGCAATTAAAATACAGCGGCGAGGCAATAGCCCCGCCGCGTTGTTGTCAGTATCGGCACGGGGCCGACCATTTTGTTGACGTCAACAAAACATCGTCAACAAAAAGCTATGCTATGCAGTTGTCAGCAGCCGCAACAGGCAAACTGGTTGCAGCAATAGGGGTTCTGCACCGTGTAGGCCGGAATGGGAGAGGGGCGCAGCTGCGAGACCAGATAGCTGTTCTGCGCCGCCTGACTTGCCGCCAGCTTCAAGCCCTGGTTCTCAGCCTGAAGGTCAGAGAGCTTGCTCTGCGTCAGGAAATCGAGGATCGCGCGGCTATTGCTGTTGGCGTTGTCGATGATGTCGCGCGTCGCGTTCTGCACGGTGTTGCGCGTGTCGCACGCCTGCGCCGCCATGTCATAGCGCACCTGCGCGATCGCGGCACGGTTCTCACAGCAGCAATTCGCGGCCTGCATCTGCATGGCGTTGAGCTGCTGCATCAGCGCGGCCTGCTGGTTGCTACGGGACAGCTCGGCCTGTGCAAAGCCGTTTGCCATCGCCATATTGGTGCCGTTGACAAGCTGCGCCTGCTGGTAAAATCCGTCGCAAAGGCCCTGATTTACACTGTCGATCTTGCGCTCGACATTGGCAAAATCAGAGGTCAGCACATAGCCGTCGACCACGCCGCCGGAATTGCCGTTGTTCCCCCAGCCGTTGCCACCCCAGCCAAAGACAGCAAAAATGAGGAAGAGAATAATGAGCCATGCGCCGTCGCCGCCCCAGCCGAAGCCGCCGCTATTGCCGCCGTTTGCAGGAGCGACAGGCATCGTCATCATGGGAGTACCATCGGAAAGAGACATATAAATCTCTCCTTTCTGAAAATTATTTTATTATACAAATCTGCGCAGATATTGTATTTTGCAAATAGTTGTGATACAATTGAAATAAACAAATCCACCATGTGAAGGAGGGGCGTTTGTATGTGGCTACCTATATATGGATATGAGGGGATTTATGAAATAAGCGATTTTGGAGAAGTAAAAAGTCTAAACTACAACCATACCGGAAAAGAAAAGATTTTGGCAAAGAAGCGCCATCGATCAGGATATGACACCGTTATGCTCTGCAAAAACGCAGAAAAGAAAAATAAGTCTATACATATTCTTGTTGCACAAGCGTTTGTAGATAACCCGCAACGAAAACCGCAAGTAAACCACAAAGATGGAAACAAGCACAACAATTGTGCAGAAAATCTTGAATGGGTTACTGCGTCGGAAAACATCAAGCACAGTTTTGATGTTCTCGGGAAACAGCCAATTAACAAGGGTAGACTTGGGAAATCCCATTATGCTGCAAAACCAATATATCAATATTCCTTGGATGGAACTCTCGTTAAGGCATGGGATTGCGTTTCGGACGCTGCACGCGAAATTGGTTGTAAGCCTTGCCAAATCATAAATAATGTAAAAGGCAGAAATAGAACTTGTCATGGCTATATGTGGAGGTACGAAAAGTACAACAGCATAGGCACCGAGCCGGTAACCAGTCGGAAAACGCACAAAAAAACAGGCTTATAGCAATCGACTACCCCAAAAGCTGCTTGAATTGCTTTGCCATCTGCTGCAACTGGTTGAGCTGCTGCTGGTTGAGCTTACCGCTTTGCAAGAGCTTTTCGACCTCCGCTTTGGGGTCACCATGAAAATTTGCCTTGAATTGCTGGAACTGCTGCATCATCTGTATGAAGCCGTTCCCGCCGCCGAGCGCACCGAAAAAAGGATTATTCATCGTCATCTTCCTCCTTGCGCTTCTTTTTGCCCTTTAATTCGCCCACAAGCGCCGCCAGCGCGTCAAACTCCTTACGGGTGACAAATTCCACACCCTTTTCCTGCGGCGCTGTACGGGGCGTTTCTGCGCGTTCCACAAGATCATAAATCTTAAGCGTCGGCTTGCCGCTCGCGTCGGACTGTTTGAGGTACACCGTTGGCGCGGAGCTATCCCAAAGCGCCACGGCAGAGTTAGGCGCGATCAGATAGCCCCTTGCCTCCTGCTCGCCATTGACCCACTGCACGCCGCCCTGCGCGATGGGGTTCTGCTGCACTGGCTGCGACATAGGCTGCTGCATGGGCTGCATCATCTGTTGCTGCCGCATCTGCATCAGATTGTCCGGCATCGGCTGACCGTAATAGGGGTTAAAATAGGGATTGTAAGCCATTTCTTATTCCTCCGTTTCTTTTACCCAGTAATAAAGCGGGATTTCGTTCTCGCTGTTCCAGCTATCGTAAATCACGCCGTCTTGCACGCACACGACATGACCGGAGAGCGCGAGAATATACGTCCCGCGCGGGTGGTCATCGGCAAACCTACCGACCGTGTAGCAGTCGGGGCAGGTGTCCGGTATGATATATCTCCGGTAGCCTAAAGACCGCAGATACGCGCCCCAACAGGCGTTTGCATTTGGCAAGTCGCCGTCTAAGTACCCCTGTATGCACAGCGACCAATACACCTCGCCCCAGTCCTTCCCCGTCGCCTTGCAGATCGCACGCACGGTGCAATCGGACACATTACGCCCAGTGGGATTTGGGTTGAAATAGCTATACATGAAATAGCTCCGCAAAATAGACGTAAGTGCGCAGCTCGTCAGGGTCGGGAAACAGCGTCAAAATGTCCATTGCCATCTGCTCGGTAAATCCCAAAGCTAAAAGTCGGTCGTACATCGCCGCACCTCCTTTGTTGTTTATATGGTACAAAAAAACGGACGCTCAAAAGCGCCCGTAAAGTGTATGAAAAGTGCGTCGAAAACCGTCGAACGATTCTGCTTGCCTTTCCACATGGAACATGATATTTTAATTTTGCAGGTTCTTCCCGGCCTGCTTTTTACACAAAAGAAATTGCCTCACCATTTGGTGGGGCAATTTCTTTTTTCGTGTTGGTCTGATGAAATTTTGTGGTACGCCCGCTGCCGGTATTTTTTCACCGCGTCAACGGACAGGTTGTGCTCCATTGCGACCTGTACGCAGCTTTTCCGCCGCACATCGCGCTCGATGATGCACGCCGCCTCTTCAGGTGGCAATTCGAGGGATAAGATATATTCGACGGCTCGCCGGGGAGCCATCGCGGATAACTCCGCCCGGATACGCTTGTGCTGACTGTTCATGCCCCGTGTGGGACGTTGCAGAGCGCTTGCGCGTGGCTTTCGCCGTCCGTGCTCCTTCCTTATTTTTTTAACCGCTCCAACAAATTACTTCATTACGGCGAGTTTTCTAATGAGGTCATCCCCGTACTTGTACGCCGCGAGGTAGTCGAGCGTCGGATCAAGCAGCCCCGCGCGCTTTTTGAGCACTTCGCGGTAACTCGCCTCGTACTTCGGGCGATATGCGCCCACCACGAGCGAGAGCTTGCGCTTGCGGAGATACACGCCGTCGCCATTGGACTGGCTGCCCGCAGCGCCGCTTGATGTGTTGCCCTCGATGGCCGTCACGTATTGCCCGCTCACGCTCTCGCAGATGCCCGTATGGTCGGTCTTGACCTTCGTGTTGGGAAAGTCGTAGATCAGCACGTCGCCCGGTTGATAGCCCTTTGTGACCCACTGACCGTGCGCTTTCGCGTAGTTCATCAGCTCGCCGCAGCTCGCGGTCTTCCCGCCGCCGTAAAAGAGGGACTTATCCACCTGCTGAAAGCACCACCACACGAACTGCATACACCAGTACACGCCGTCCACGCCGTAGGCCTTGCCATACTTCTGGCGGTTGCCCGGCTGCTCCACCGTGCCGATCTCCTTGCGTGCGATGGCGAGAATGTCAGTTGCCCGCGCCATTGTCTTCACCTCCCACCGCGTCTTGCACCTTCTGGCTCTGCGTGCCGAAGTAAAACGCGATGATGACCGCATAGATGGTCATAAAGTCTTGCGAAATGTTCCCCGTGATCGCCATGTACGCGAATACGCCCGTCAGCACCAGCGTCACGATGCTCTTGACGCTCATCAGGTTTGCGATACGCTTAAGAATTCTTTCGTTCATGTCATTCGTCCTTTCCTTTGTCTAAAACATTGTAGCCGTCCTCGTAGATTACGGTTAGCCCGTAGGCGCAGGCGACTTCGTGTTCGATGCGGCAACCACGGGCTTTCTCCCAGCCGTGGCAGAAATAAGCAGCGTGACACAGGCTCATGTTTTCCAGAGACTTCGCCAAGAAGCACAGAGGGATTTGCACCACCCCGCGTTCGGTCATATTCTCCTTGCTATACCATTCGTCGGTAAAAAGCGTGTTGACAATTCCATAGCCGCGTGCTTCCAGCGCCGCGATAGCTTTCTCGCGTGTAGCAACGATTTCCTCATCGGTTTTCCCTGCCATCGGTTGGCTTAGCATAGCCTTCATTCTTTCGTTCATGTTATTCGTCCTTTCCCTTGATTTTGATACCAGCCAGCAGCGCAAGCTCCGCCGTCCATGCGGCGAACCATGCCACCGTCAGGCTGTCCGGCACGGCCTTGTCAAAGGCCGTCAGGATCAGCGCCGCGACGCAGTACCAGCAGAGATTCACCACCGCCGCGATGAGGTACTTGTCCCGCTTCCGCAGTTTCTTCACGCCACACCTCCCGAGATCAGCCACGCGATGAACGCCCCCGCAAGCACGGCGAGAGCCTTGTCGACCAGCCCGTCCCAGCGCTTTCCCGCCTTGCCCGTGATGGTCTTCACGTCCTCTTTGATCTCTTTGACGTCGCCCTCCACGGTCTCTTGTTTTGTGGCCAAGACCTCGACCGACGTTACCAGCCTGTCGAGCGCCACCTGATGCTCCGTCAGCTCGTTGATCCGGTGCGTGTTGCTCTTGCACCTCGATTCAATCAGCGCGATCGCCGCGTCGTCATAATGTTTTGCGTTATCCATATCCCGCTCCCTTTCTGCGGCGCGTTACACCGCCTTGAAATAATTTCCCACCAGCTCATGCGGCAGATATTGCAGCGTGATCTTGCCGCCTGCCTGCTCGCCCGTGCGCTCGCAGAGGTACACCTTTCCATCCTCGCCGTCGAGGTAGTACTTGCCGTACTCGTACTCCATGCCGCGGCTTGCCGGAATGGGGTCATCCTGCGTGCCCGCGTGCTCGGCGTCGATGACCGCCCAAAGGTTCGGCGTCTTGTCCGGCGTCCAGTCGGCCTGCGAGGTATGCGCCTGACGGCACTTGCACACCTTGCCGCCGTAGCTTCTGCGGTCGCCCTCGGCGTAATCAACGGGATACGCCCATGCCGTGATGAGTTCCGGCACGCTTGCCGCCTCGCCGTCGCTCAGGCTGACTGCTGCCTGCTCGATAATGGGGCGCAGCTCCACCGCGCGGGCATACGTGACCGGCTCACCCGCAAGGGCGGTGACGGTCGCTTTGGCGCTCTCGGTCTCCGTGGGCTTGCCCATCTTAATCGATACCGTGCCGTCGCGGTGGTCGGTGATGGCCCCGCTCAGGCTGTACGCGCTGTTGTCCCACTCGTTGACGACCTCCTCGGTCTGGCCCGTGGGCTGGCCGTCCTCGTCGTATTTGGGTACGGTGTCGCGCTGTACGATGCTCCACGGCGTGTTGTCGGGCAGCAGCGCCGCCGCGTCCGTGGCGGTCATTGTCAGGCGGATGTTCTTCACCTCGCGCTCGTCCCATTCGCGGTCTTTGAGGATGCCCGTGATGGTCGCGGGGTACTCGGTGTTGTTGACTTTAATGTAGGTTGCCATGTAATCACTCCTTTAAGCAATAAGATTGAATTCGTCGTCGACGAGAGCGTCGGGCGGGAGGATGATGCAGGGGCGAAGGCCTAAGTAGTCGAATGCATTATAAAAGGTATTGGTACCATCGGTGGTGACAACCCACACGTGTTGAACATCGTAAGTGTACGGGGAGCGGAGCCACCAGAGGGCGGCCGAGCCGTTCAGGTACGCAATACGCTTAGAATTGCCGCCAGAACTTGCGGTGAAGTAGTCCAGCTTCGCGCCATCGATCGGGAAGTAATAGCTGTCTTTGATCGTCCAGCCGACTTCGTAGCCAGACAGCAGGAACACTTTGCAGGACAGCCCGTTCGCGCCGCTCTGGGTCACACCGTTCTTGACGTGTGGAATCTTGACCTGTTTGATAATCCCTTGAATGTTGGAATCAAACAGCCCGAGGAACGGCCCGTTGAGATATGTGTCGACCTCGCTGGTTTCGTAAGCATTGGCGTTGGAACTGTTATACGTCTTCTTTTCATAGCAATCCTTCATCAGCAGCCAAGTGCCGTTGCAGGATTCGTCATACATCGAACTCGGCAAGCCCTGATGCACCACAAGGAATTCCTTCCGCACCCCGCCGACGTTCGTAAACACGGACTGCCCGACGTCCAGCGCCGACAGCTTCGTTCCCCGCTCGGGGAACGTAATATCCCACCCCGTGCCGTCAATCAGCGTCCTGCCCTTGAGGATGTTGTATACCGTGCCGTTTACCATGCACTTGCCGCCTTTGACGGTGTAGGCCGTGCCGCCCACGAGCGTCTTGTGCGTGCCAGAAATAGACGGCCCGGCCGTAAAGTCCCCTGTCCCCAAAGGAAGGTTCATGGCACCAGCTACATCATCGTACAAGCCGACAGCATTTCCTTGCTTGCATGGAATATAATCCGCAATGAGTACATCGTTCTCGTAAACCTTGAACGAGTAAAGTTTCATCGCTACGCCCTCGGAGAATTTCCCCTTTCGGTTGTTGCCGAATAAGAACATAGGATAGGCGGCGTTCACCTTATTTGCATAAATGTATTGCGAAGATCCATTGTCGACTTTGAACGCTTTGGGTGCGACCTGTACGGTATGCTTTGCGTTTGCGCTGATTGAGATATCTTTTTTGGTGGAATCAAAGACGACGACTGTCATTGCAAACATAAAAGCATTTACTTTATAGCCGCTATCTTGGCCGAAAACAACACCGGAAGAGTTTGAAGAATTAAACTCAATCACAACTTTTGTGTTTTCTGTCGGTGTGATTCCTGTCGAAATGTACTGCGTCCCCGTGCTCTCGATATACTCAAGCTTTGTGTATCCGTTTGGTAATGCCATGTCCCCCTCCTTAGCCGAACAGCCAGTTGATGGCGTAGTTCTCGGTCGGGTCGGTCTCGGCGCTCACAAGCGTCTGCTTGACGATGTTGCCGCTCGCGATGTAGTCGCTGCCCCGCGTCGCTGCCACGATGCCGCCGCTGCCGTTGCCCTTGAGGATGGCGGTGGTACTCGGCACGCTCACGGTCGGCACCGTCACCGCGCCCGTCTTGCCGTTGACGCTCGTCACAGGGTAAGGCGGCGGGTTGCTCTTGCTGTACTGCTTGACGTTGTCCACATTGCCGAGGCCGACCTCGCTCTTGGTGTAGCTCGGCTTGCTCTTGGCTTTGGCCCATTCGGGCACGGTCGGGTCGGTCTCCTTGTAGCTTTGCAAAGCGCTGTCCGCCTTGCCGAGAGACGTCTGCACGTCGGATGCGAGGTCGCTCTTGGCGACTGTGCTCTTAAACGCCAGACTGCCAAGGTCGCTGAACCACTTGGCGATTTTGCCAAACAGCACGCTGAGCTTTTCGCCCGTCGCGATGTTGGCGCGGGTAGTCGCCGCCGTGAATGCTGCCGTGACGTTGCTGCCGTTGCCCGTCTTGTCCAGCTTGTTGGCGAGCGCCGAGTACACGCCGCCCGACTGCACGGGGTTTGTGCTGCCCTGCGTAGGCGTTGCGTCAGTAGTCACCTTGACGTCCTTGATGGCATTGTCAACGTACTCAAAGATGTCCGTGTGCTTGTTGTTAGGGTCATACACAGCCGCCAGCATATCACCCGTACCAGCGCCTGCCTGACCACGGCAATAGCCCGCGTCGTAGCTCGTGCCGTCGGAGAGCGTCACGATGAGGTGATAGTCGCTCTGCCGGATGGTGATGCCCGTGATGGTAGGCGCATCCGCGCCGGGTTTTCCCTGCGGGCCTTGGATGCCCTGTTTACCCTGCGGGCCGGTGTCGCCGGTCGCACCCTTGTCGCCTGTCTCACCCTTGTCACCCTTTTCGAGCACAAGGTTGAGCACCTGATTCGGGGCTTCTCCGGTAATGGTCGCGCTCGCCACCTTGCCGGACGTGACCGAGCCGATGGTCAGCACATTTGCGGGACCGGTCGCACCTGTTGCGCCGGTGTCGCCCTTGCTACCCTGCGGGATGCCAAGCGCCAGCGTACCAGTGGTCTTGTCATAGGTCGCCGTCGCCTGACTTCCGGCGGGCAGCGTCGTCACCGTGACTTTGACCACGCTGAGAGTGACAAAGTCCAGCAGCGTCATGCCGAGCAGCTTCTTGGCTTCACCGTTCTGCTGCAAGACAAACATATCATCGTTGGTGATTTGTGTTGCCTGTGTCAGCTCACTGATCGTCTTGTCCGCCATCGGTTACCTCCTTTCCGCTATTCGCGTCCTGCTCAACCCTTGCGCGCGCGGCCACTTCCTGCGCGAGGATCGCATACGCCCTGCGCAGCTCGTTGCGCACCGTATACATCTTGTCAACCTCTGCCGTGGAGATCGTCACTGTATCCAGCACGTCAAATGCCATGCGCATTGCCTGCATTGCCTGTTCCATGTTTTATCCACCTCGTTTCCAAATACCGTTAGTGCACAGCCATAGGATGCCTTTCACCCATCTGCCGCCTGTGTAAATCCATGGAGCGCCTTTTGCCCATCGGTTGTTTTCGAATAGCCACATACTGCCGGATGTGTCCTGCGTCCAGTACGCGTATAGTGTGTGTGTGGGTCCGGGCGGGTAGTTATGTCCGTATACAGTGATTTTTGCCCCTGCCGGATAGACTTGCCCCGTTGTCCCGTTGAGCGTCCACCCGCCGAAAATGTAACCGGGTCTTGTGGGCGTGGTGTATGGGATGTAAAACTCAACATACGAAGTGGTGCTCTGTTGCGACACGCTCTGCGTCGCAGGAGCGCCGGAACCGCCGTTTGCGTTAAACGCGATTTGCGCATAGTATGTTTGGGTTGGCGGCTGCGGAGCAGTATTTGCTGTTGTAAAATTACCATTTTGCTCAAAACTGTCTCCGCCAAATCCACCCGGGCGCATTACTTGCAGCCATGCGAACCATGAGTAAGACGTTCCAGGGGTTAGGCCAGTGATAACGCCGGAAAATGTGTTGTACCCGCCACTCGTCTGTGGCGACGTGAAATAGTATTCTCCGGCACCTGTTACGGAAACGCGGATGCGCTTCGCGTACGAATAACTACTGTCACCGCCGGAAAACTCTCCGCTGACGGTTGCTTTCGTCCCGTCGTTTGGGTCCGGCGTAATCGTTACCCATAAATTAGCCATATCAATTATTCACCAACTGGATATAGAGCTGCCCATCAACACCCGCGCCGGACGGTGCGCTATAGCCATAACTTGCAGATGCAAGGCATAGCGCCGCCGAGCCAAGCTGCACGCGCCCGGACTGCACCGTGATATTGCCGCCTGTACCGGCCGACAGAAACAGATTGCCCGCCGACTGAATTTGGATGCCGCCCTGACTGGTTAGGATGCCGAGGCCGATGCCCGTGGTCGTGTACGCCAGATTCAGCGCTCCGACAATACTCTCATCGGATGCGAGCAAGCCCACCGTGCCGCCGAGCAGCTTAGTGGCCATTACTGTACCTGTCATGATTTTGCTGCCGTCAATGTATGTCGAGCCGGGATATTCCCATGCAGATACTTTTTGCACAGCGCCATTTGCCGCCGCTTGTGCGTTACCTGCTGCTGTGATGGCTGTGCTTGCGTTGCTATTTGCCGTGTTGATTCTGTTTTGCGCATTTGCATCGAGATCGCCAAAAGTAATGGCCCCGGTCAGATTGAGCTTATCCGCGCTGATGGAATTTGCTGCAATGCTCCCCGTCTCGATGCTGCTGCCCTTGATTTTGGTCGTGCCGTTTGCGTCGGTAATCGTCACGCCGTCCAGCGTGGTCTTCAGCTCGGTATATTTCCCGTCGATGCCCTCCACGCGGAGGTTGATCTCTTCACTCGTCTTGGTGATGAGGGAGCGCGTTTCCGCGATCTTGCGGTTAAACTCCTGCGAGATATAGCCGCCAGATGGGTATTCGTCCTCCATTTCCATTTCGCCAGGGGACGAGATATCGGCATATCCGCGCCCATCATCCGACAGTTTTGACAGCGGGGAGTAAATGCCGCAAACAGTAACGCCATCGCCCAACTCAGCAGCAGGGTCAATGTTCGCCGCGCCCGCTTCGTATGCCTGATACCGATACCCTTTCATCGCCGCGAGTAGTGCGTTTACCATTGCTTGCGTGGCGTGCGGGCAGCTTGCCGTAATCTCCATGCCGGTATCATCTCCGGCGGTCAGGCTTTTTTCATCGTCAAGTAAGAGCGTCACGCGGGAAATGGGCTTATATTTGCCGTTATCAGCAAAGCTTGTCGTATCAAGACCAACGTAATATTTATCAGACAAGGATCCTCACTCCCCCGAATGTAATAGCGTCACCGTGCTCAGTAATCAGGTTGTTCGTCTCGGTAGGTGCAGACAGCAGCGGAATCAGAAGAAGCTTTCCTTCGTCTGTGATGACCCAGTTCCCGCCATGCGCAGCCGCGATATAGCAAAGCTCATTGCGGATGGTATAGTCGTTTGCCGGATAGTCGATGGTGTATGAGCTATTCAGCGTTGTCCTGCTGTCAAGCTCGACCCCCATTAACTGGCAAAAGATGTTTACTGCCGCTGGCATTGTCATGGGAAAATTCAGCGATTGATCTGGCTCCCATACCGTATCGGCCTTGCGCATTGCGTCGTAAGCCTCGATCTCCCAGTAATCGCCATCGCACGAGCGGCGGTTCGTGAAAAATACGCCTTTGGGAATCCATTCCGTCACTAAATCGCCGTTGACGAGCCGGAGATACCGCTTGATCGTTGCCCCGCGCGGAATGCTGTCAGCGAGCACCGATAATTTCAGCGTCGCGCAGCAGGCGTTACCAATGCCAAACTCTTCGAACAACTGCGATTCAACGGAATTTGACACCTCCGCATCCTTGCCGTAAGTAACACCGTCAATGTCAAATTTGTACTCGCGTTCTGTTCCGGGCGTATTTAATAGTTCGCGCCAAAGTGCGCTGGTTGTCTGCCCCATATCACACCTCGATCAAGTTAAACGTCGCGCCGCCCCATACCTCGTTATCGTCTGCCGCTTCTTCGAGCGTGCATTCCATCGACGAGCAATAAAATGTGCTTGTGCGCACACCATGCAAGTCAAGATACTTTACGGTGCAGGTCGTTTTGTTGAGGTCGTCATCGAGCTTTGCCAACATATCGCGCGGGATGGAGCGCGTCGTATAGCTCAGCTTCCGTTTTGTGGCGACCTTGTCGCGCCGCATCTTGCCATCTTTGGTACGGGTGGTCTTGTCGCTGTCGAGATCGTTTCTGCTCCACCCATACCCTTTCGTTGCGATTGCGGACGAATAATCCGTGCCGTTGATAATAAGGACTTCCATGTTACCCCTCCTTAGTACAGCAGCACGGGCTTACCCGCCGCGCGTGTCATGTTGTTGATGTTCTTCACGGTGCTGCGTGCGATCTCCTTACCGTCGAGCTGCAATACCACCGTAGTTGTACCGCCGCCAGATTCGGCCATTGCCTGCTTGAATGCGTCGACCATTGTTGCAAGCGGCGTTTCGATGTTCGTTCCGCTCTTCTGGTCCCCCAGCACGGCAAGAAATTCTTTGTTAGGGGGGATGACTGCACCGCGTGCCAATGCAGGAGTGGAGATACGGCTAATCGAGGGAGCGCGAGAAGGACTACCAAAGCCCCCGCTTCGGGTCCCAAATCCTCCGCTGCGGCCAGAATTCGATCTTGCAATAGAGTTTTGCGCTTCAACAAATTTGTTTCCGAACCAGCTAACGGCATTAGCCACCCACGTTTTTACAGCCTCCCATGCGGATTTTAAGCCGGACAAAAGGCCGTCAATAATCCTTCGACCTAACGCTTTCCAGTAATCAGCAGTAAAAAACTTCGAAACGCTGGTATTCCACCACTGTTTAATGTTCTGCCACATTTCTTTAAGCTTGGTAAGAAGCGCACTCCAATCCAGATCAGATGCAGCGGCAATAGCCGCGCCGCCAGCAATCATCATCCCAATGCCAAGTGGAAGATTTGCGCCGGAGAAACACAGAACCGCACCGATAGCGATAAGCGAGACGCCAATCGAACCCATAAGAGATTTGATTGCAGCTTTTGTCTTTTCGGGGGCTGTGTTCCAGTTCATGGCGACCGACGCCGCAATAGATGCTGCACCCGCAATCATTAACCCAATACCGAGAGGTAAGTTTGCTCCCGAAAAGCAAAGCACTGCGCCGATGGCAAGCAAGGTCATTCCGAGCGCCATCATTAAGGCCGACAATGTATTTTTTGTTTTGTCGTTTACTGCATTCCAGTTCAAGGCGACTGCCGTTCCCAGCATAGCCGCTCCTGCCAGCATAAGCCCAATGCCGAGGGGGATGTTTGCGCCAGATAAACACAAAATTGCACCAATGGCGAGGGCAAAAAGGCCCAGCACCGAAAGCACATTTGTCAGTGCAGCTCTAAGGCGGTCAGACATTGCGTTCCAGTTTTCTTTAATAAGTGCAACAAGCCCAATCGCGCCCGCCGCCATAAGTGCGATGCCGAGGGGGATATTTGCGCCGGAAAAACACAGAATTGCGCCAAGAGCTAAAAGCGCGCCGCTAAGGTATGCCGTAAGCTCGTCGATCTTTGCTTTGTACTCGTCGGTCGTAAACTGTTCAAACACGGGAGAAAGCCGATCTGCAAGCGCAGACGCAGCGCCGCCTCCACTGCTTGATGTGGAAATCGTGTTGATCTCGTCAAAACTAGCAAGATTCCCTTTTGCTTCTTTTGCCGCCGAACCGACGCTACCGATAGCATCTGCTTCTTTATAAAGTCCTTTTGCCGCCGCTTCTGATTTTTTTGCCGTTGTTCCAAAAAGCATCGATACAATGTTTACAATAACGCTGATAACCTTTGTAAGAATGTTCACAAGCGCTGTAAAGGAGGGAACAATTACACTTAATAGCGGTTGTGCCAAAGTGAGCAACGCGCCCTTTAAGCGTCCAATAGCTTCTGCGGCTTCGTCATTTATTTGGATGACTTTCCAGACATAATCACGCACAACAGATAATGCCCTTGTAATAAGAGTAAACACAAACGCCCTGAGAGCGAGCTTCTTTACTCGGTTAACGAAGCGGGACATGTATTCGTCGGCTTTTTTAGTCGCCTCACCCATCCCGAAAACACCGTTTTTTGTGCTGGAGATTTTTTCGGAAAGCTCCCCCGCTTTTGTCTTCATCTTATCGAGATTTGCCGTATCGGACTGAATTGAAGCGTCCATCTTCTCAACTTTAGCTGTAACGGCGTCATACTCTTTTTGCAAAGATTTCACAGTGCTTTCCTGTGCCTTGATGGAATCCGCCGTAAAAAACTCTTTGCCGCTGTGCATTGAATCAAGCGTCGCTTTTGCCGCATCGAGATTTGCCGCGATTTCTGCCGACTGCTTTGCCAGCGGCATTTTGTCTTGCTGTTTCTGGTAAATTTTATCGTTAAGCGTGTCGATTTTTTTAACCAGTTTATTCAGTTCTTTTTGAGCGTCTTTGTCGTCCAGATCCACGCTGAAAACTACCGAACCGTCCGCTGCCATAAAATCACCACCTTGCTTTTAGTTTTTTGCTGTGATATGGTAAAAGAACCGTATTTAATGGGAGGGAAATAGAATGAAAGCATTGAAAAGAACCTTGTTATTCCTTGTTGTCTTCTTTGCATCGTTTCTTTTGATCCTAATTGTAGGAGTTGCTACAACGCCAGAAGGCCAAGAAACTATGCCGGTATGGGTTGGCGTTGCCCTTATAGCAATACCTATCCCATTAGGGATTCTGGCCGTTAATAAAGCCGTACCGCAGACTTATGACGAAAAGATTAAAATCCAAACAGTAAAGTGCAAGCTACAACTTGTCGGTGGGCTTGATCTCGCAGCAGGGTCTATTTGCTCCGCCGTTTGTTCCTCGGAATCTATTTCATTTTCAGCGAGCGGGCAAACATTTACCCTTTCGCCAAGCAAGCTTATCGATGTTTCTGTTATGACGCCGCAGGAAATTCAAACTCAATACGTTTCGAGCATTGGAGGCGCAATTGCGGGAGGAATCTTACTCGGGCCAATCGGCGCAGCTCTCGGCGGGTCAACGCAAAAAAAGAAATCCAAGATTGTCCGACAGTACCTTATTTTCGCGTACCAAAGCGATTCCGATGTGAAATACATCGTATTTGACGTAACCGCTGCTCCGCAAAACGGTAAGAGGATTAGCAAGATTTACGCGCATCTAAAGAAAAACGAGAATAAACAAATAACGCTTTAATCCGAACCGGCTCGCTCGTGGGCCGGTTCTTTTTTGCCTAACCACACACTTAGCGCGTCCGCCTCTTCTTTCGATATTCTTTTCGGAATATCGACAACGTCTTTATTGCGCCGGTAAAACTCCCTGTCCGACTTATCTAACGCACGCCCTTTTGCTTTTAACTCGCGAATGCGAATGACCTGTGCAAATAAACAATCACCGATTTCCATATATGCAGACAAAAATGTAAACCAGTGAACCCCACCAGAGTTTGTATCCGCGTCATATTCGCTTTCTCTAATTTCTCTCCCAAGGACGCGGTTGATAGGAGACACGATGAGTTGAAAATCCTTCTTCCAGTCTACAAGCTCTGGCTCTTTTTTCTTGTCATCGGGCGTTTTCCCGCCGTTGATAAACCAAAACATTTTCCCAATGGCCGCATCATAGTCTGGGATATTATCAAAATCAACGAAGAAGAGTTTAAGGGCGGTATAAGCCCGTTCTTCATCGCTTAGTTCTTCATCGTCCAAAACTTCAAAAATTGTCAAAATAACCCGAAAGTCATATCGAATAGAAAAGTTCTGGTCGTTGATCTCTACGCTTTTAGGAAGTCCGTAGCTCATACCGCCCTCCGTTTAATGCTTTTGGACTTTATCGAGATACTTTTTAATCCTCGGATTCGTGAATTTCTGTTCTCGGGAGAACGTATTGTCGATTTCGTCCATTACAGCAAGCATGAAGTTACACCACACAGGAACTCCCTCTGCCAGCGCATAAACGTTCATTCCGCCAAAAAGATCATCTGCAATATGCGTTCCGAAAACGGAATCGATGATCTCGCGCATTTCCTTGTCGCGCTCACGGGCAAATTCAAAGATGAGCTTTTTGTCTCCCATCTTTTCAATCTGCGTTTTGTACCCTTCCTGCTTTTTGTCGAGGTCTTCAAAGGCAAGGTAGAGCCTTTCGACAAAGTTGCTGTCGGTAGGGTTAAACGACACCTCGCACTTTCCATTTACGGCGTAAGTTACAAGGCCGTCGCCAAAATTAAGTTCCTGCATGATGTTCCTCCTTATTCGCCCGCGGTAAACGTGACCGTATTGCCAGAGATGGCCGCAGTGCCCGTCTTGCGCGTTCCGCCAAGCGTCACGTCAATAGGCATACCGATAAAGCCGCCGCCCTCGCCGCCGAGGGAAGAGGGCTTGACCATGCAGGACGAATAGCGCTCCGCAAAAACTGCCGTATTCGCCGTGCCTGCATAAGCGTGGACAATCAGCACGTCCTGATTGGCGAGCGCTGCCGCGTTCTGTTCCTTGACCGCGAGATTCCACACCTTGACGATGGCGGGGTCGCCCGCATCGAGATTGGACGGGTCAAAGGTCTGCGTGATAATGGGTTTCTTCATGGTCGTGCGCGTCGTGCCGAGAATGTCTTTCGAAGAATCCTCCTGCCAGTCATATTCCATGCTGGAATCCGTGACGCGCGTGCCGAGGGGCGACCATGTGGGCGTGCCAGCTTCGCCCGTATTCAGATACGCGATCAGAAGTTCGCGGTCTACGGTCTGGCCTGCCGTGGTGTTAAAGGTCGTATCAGCCATTTTTAATCACCTCGTAGTTCATTTTCATAAGGATTTGATGATCCTCGTCACCGTTTTCGTACACGGCGAAAAGAGAGGATCGCGTTGTAGGCTCAATGCGAATGACGCGCTTTCCTTCGCCAATAAATGGGTCATTGTTCACGCCTCCGAATAATTCTGCCCAGTCTCCAAGAGCATTGAGCATTTCATCGGCTTTGAGCCGTTTGTCGTTGCTGTTCCCCGGCTTTACACGGTAGATGACCTTAAATTGGTATTCCGCCTGATACCCGCCGAGAATGTATTTTCTGACGATGTACGCCGCCTGAATCGTGGACAGCGCCATTGCCGGAGTATCAGCGGGAAGAAATTCGAATCGAATCAAATCAACCGGCTTATCCGGGAACGTGTTTAACCACGCAAGCAGCTTGCGGGAGACTTGATCTTCCTCCGCCGCCGAAACCGTCTTTTTAACCTGTTCCAAATTTCTTCACCGCCTTATCTGCTACGCGCACCCACTTGTCAAGATTCTGCGCTTTCGATGCTTCGCACCAATGGGCTTGTGCTTGTGGGTGCGCCGTGTGGTTGAACACTAAATTGCGGTCAGTCACGACCTTTGTACCGCCTTTCGGCGCGTATGTGCTGCCGGTATTTGGGTCAACCATGACTTTCCCGTAATACAGGAATCTCGCGTAAGGGCCAGGGTAGATGATGTCGTTACCAACTACCCTTGTGCGCTGCGTTAATGAGCCTGTGAGCATCGGCACAAAAGGCTGAGTGTCTTTCTCCATCTGCTCGGCTAAAACGTGCTCGGCGCGCGTACAGGCCTTTGCAATGGCAGTCCTTACAGCGTCCATTCCATCAGTATGCACGGAAAACTTGATGCCCATTACGCACCTCCGACTTCCCAGTGCTGCATATCGGCGCTACCGTAGTCCATTGCATCAACCTTCGTCACGTTGTAGCAATCGTCATGGCTCAGAACGACAGTCATGTTGTCCGACACGAATTCGCCCTTTACAAAGCATGTCATGCCACCGTTACCCTTGTATGAGAGCGTCCATAGGTTAGCCTTGTCCGCCGCTTTGAAAAACGATTGCGGACCGATGTAGGATTTCGGCTTACCCGTTACCCCGTCCACCGCTTCTACGGAGAACGGGATATACAGATTAACCGCGTCCGCCCCTTCAAGGCCGCTTTCGCGCACGTTCACGCCTTTAGACGCTTGGAGCATCACGCCGCGCAAGATCGTGGTATAGACCTTTTCGACCTCATCAAGAGTTGTCGGGTCGATCTCCTGCACAATGTTGTAGGTCGTTACAGTGTGGGGAGCGTACATCTATACCCACCTCCGCGATACAGTAACCCGGTATGTGCAAGGTATTCCATGCACGTTTCTGCCAGCAGTTTCTTTGCCCCGCCCGTCGCATTGAGGGCAGACAGGGCAGATTCACCGCCTGTTGCAAGCGTTCTGGAGTAACTGCCTACCGTTTCGCTTTTTACTTCCGCATCATTTGCCGCGGCATTGGCAAGATTTTTCATTGCCAGTGCTTGTGCGGCTTCGATGACCGCGTACTTATCCACCAACGCGCAGCAGCACATTTTTACCGCGTCCAGATCAGCGTTATTCGCTGCCTTGTTACGGGTGTAGTAATCGAGGAAGGAGCTGGCGCGGACAGCAAGACGCGGGAAGTCATTTTTGCTCACAGCGCCCATGTAAGTGCCGGAGTAGTATTCAAAGTCTGCGTAAGTCATCAGCGCCCTCCTTCCAAAACTGCGAGAATTTTAGCCTTTTTCATCGAACTGCTGACCCCTTCCACCCCGTTTTCATCGGCATACGCAAGCATTTCAGCTTTTGTCATGTCGGAGAACGCCGGAGTGTCAGGGTCAGGCTCATTCAGCAGTTCAGTTAGCCCCCCACCGCCGGGGTGATGGAGCCGACCACCACGCCGTCGATACGCTCAGCGAAAAGAGCCATGCCGTTGATAACGGTGTCAGATGCGGTCATGTTGGTGTAATCGGGCTCCTCATGGATACCGATATAGCCGGTGGCATCGGTGGTGAAATCGAACACCTCGCCAAGATCAGCGCCGTTCACAGGAATGTAGTACAGGACAATGTTGTCCTTGGCGGTGGCGTAAATCTTGCCCTTGGGAACGCTGGAATTGAGAATCACGGTGCCAAGGCCGAGGAAGTTCTCAACGTAAGTCATGCCGAACGCGGTCTGCAAGGTGATATTTGCGCTTGCGAGGTAGTCAGCAACGTCCAGCGGGTTCAGGAAATACACCGCACCGATTTCGTCATCTTCAAACAACACCTGCAGCTGTCCCCATGCCTGAGCCAATGTCGCCTGGAAGGTCGCGCCGGACGCCGTGCCCGTGCCAGTTGCGAGGAAGTCGAAAAAGTCTTTGCGAATACCCTTCTGGACGTCCTTGAGCATTTCGTCGGTGGTCATTTCTACCGCCTGATCGTAGCCGCGATCGGTGATTGCTTCGGCAGAGGTGGCCTTGCGCCACTTCTTGAGCGTGATCTCCTTGTAGTTCACGGCTTCGGTCTTGTACTTGCTGAGGGGAATGGTCTCACCCTCAGCAACAGCGCCGCTCTCCAGCGTGCCAGTGGCCTTGTAGCTCTTGAGCACAGTGCCCGCCTGCTTGGAAATCTTTCGGGTAACGCCCAGAGCCTCCATCAGTTTCTTGATGGAATAGCCGAACATTTCGGTAAATTCGATTTCGCGCACACGCGCGAGGTCAGCTTTCTTAATGAGCTTAGGATCAGCAGCCATTTTTATTCTTCCTTTCTAAACAAATCCATATTTGCGGCGATTGCAGCGCGCCGCTCCGCTCTGTCAGTGATTCGCATAATCTCGTCCTTTGTCATCGGATTCCCGCCGCCGTTAAATCGCGCGCCAGTGTCGACACGAACGGTCTGCTTGGAAACAAGCCCCTTGTAAGTTCCGTCCACAAGTGCATCAAGGGCCTTTGTGTCCTTGATCTTCTCGCCGTCCAGCTCCAATGCGGCCATTTCCTCGCCGCAGCCGCGCATAGCAAGGTCGAGATTCGCGCCGGTGATGTTTTTGCTTTCAAAGTAAGCACGTACGGCCTTTTCCTTTGCCGCCTTGCTTTCCTTTGCCGTGACGTCGGATTTGTAAGTTTCAAAGGCCGAGTGTTCCTTCTCGTACTTTTCCTTATAGCCGCCGTCACCCGCTGCCTTGAGGTCGTCCAATTCCTTCTGGACGCCGGGCAGTTTCTCCGCGTCCGCCTTGTACTTTGTGAGATCGTCCTTGAGGGGGTCAACCACGCCCAGATGCAGCGCAACCAAGCGATTTTCGATCTCTTCAGTGCAAGCATCGCCGAGAATATTTCTGATTTCTGCTCTGGTAAATTTCGCCATTGTTCGTTCTCCTTTTCTTTGGCCCCAATTCTTCGGGGTCGAACGTTGTATAAAAACCGCTGTACCTCGCGGTGTTTACCTAAAAGAAAAGAGCCAACCACCGAGAAAAACTCGGCAGTTGGCTCCTATTGCCCTTTCCCGCGCCCTATTACGCGGAAGTGTATTTGATTGTTTTCTTGACTTCCAAGACAATATACCCATCGCCTTTTCGTCGTATCTCTGCGTCGTTGCCGCGCTTTAGAATGGCTTGCACGGTTTTGATTGCTTCGTCAAAGATCAATACAGCACCTTCATCCTTTCTGGCTGCTCCGGCAGCCCCGCCGCCGCGCTAAACGCCTTATATTTGGTGCTCAAGCGGTGCAGGCGTGTATTTAATGCCATCGCATCTCCCTTCAATCCTGCGGCCCTATAAGCGGCTTTCTCGCGCTTTAGCTTGCGCACCTCTCGTTCAACGCGCCGTTGCATCTGCGTCGCTTCGTATGCGGTGTAGGCCTTTCCATCAAAGGTGCAGCCAAGCCCATTGTCGATATGCTCAAGCTGTTTGTCGGTATAGGTGCGCTCTGACACACCCTCTACCCACGGGAACCGCCTGTGCCGACAGTTGGCTCCTTCCAGCCCATCGACAGCGCCAAGACCGCAGACCTCGTAGATGTTCGGGTAAATATCGCCCGCGCGGATGCTGTATACTTTGCCTTGCCAATCTTTATGCGATGACCACGGAGACGGCCCCGGCTTATCGCGAGCGCCAGAATGTGCAGAAACCTCAAAATATGGGGTCTCAAGATATTCTGCCGACTGCTCCGTATACTTTGCGCAGATTTGATTTACTCCGGTCATAACCGCGCGGCGCACAGCAACATCAATCTGGTCTCGATGTCCGCTTTCGTAGTCAACGACCTTTAAGCCGCTGTCTGCAAGCTGTTTTACCGCCGTTCTGATTGCCTGATTGTAGTTGATCGCGCCGCTTTGGATTTGCATTGTAGCGTTATCCAGCGCCCATTGGTAAGCTTTGGCAGGGGGAAGCATCGTGCGCCCAGCGTCCACCAGAAAGCCAATAGAGCGCGTAAGGTTGCGCATGGTCTGCTTCGTCTGCTCGTATATTGCCCAGGTGTCCTCAATGCTCACCAGCGTTTCCGGCTGCGTTACATGCGCGAGGTCTATGAGGTCGGTGTAATACTTTTGATTGCGCTCCACCACATCGTCAAGCAGCTTGTTTAACTTCGATTCGCTGATGCCCGTTGTCTTGCGGATTGCCTTTTCAATGTCTTTCTGGACAATCCCGTGTGACCGTAGCGCCCGAATATCCTGTACTGTGACCTCATTGAGCTGGTCTGCCAGCTTCAAGCGGCTGCATATCTCGTCAAGCAGCGTATCTTCAAGAGCGCGGTACAGTTCAGCGAGTTCTTCTGGGAGGGCGTCAAGGATTTCCGGCTGAAACGGATACTTGTTCATTTGCTTTCCTCCGTTTCACAATCTCGTCATAATGCGGCTGCACGCGAATAACATTCCAGTCGCATTCCTCCGGCACTCTGCCGTAGAATATCACCCATTCCGGCGAGAGGCGCTTCATCATTTCTTCGTAGCCGCGCAGAAACAGGCGTTTGCTTTCCTTGTTCTTCTGCGTTCCCACGGAAGATACCGCCACAATGCCGCTTACCGGCTCACCGTCAAAGCACCAATCATAACTGCGCTTGTCGCTCCAACCAATAGTCGGATACACGGTCAACCCGTGCAGCTGCCAATATGCCGCCAGCCAGTGCTTGCGATAGTGGTTGTAGATCTGCATCGCCAGCGGCATATCGGTGTACATCGAAAAGTCCGGCGCACACACCGCCGCAAACTGCGACAGTTTCGGAATGTACTTGTCCGGCGTGTTCCAATACCGAATGAATTGATAATCGTCCACGAAGAAATGCACGACCTTGCTTTGCGTGTCTTTTGCCGCGTAATGGTAATTCACGGGGATAAACTCACCTTGTGGGTATGCCTTGACCGGCTCGATCTGCGGAATATCATACTTGCCCACGCCAGGGAATGTGAACTTGTCGAGATTTTCAAAGTTAATCATGCAGGCCGCCACGTATTGCTACGCTTATTTGCGCGACGATATTTCTTTCCGTCTACCGTAACCTCCAATGCGCCAGACCTTGCCGCAGATACAAAAGCATTTGAAAACGCCTTTTTCTCTGCCGCCTTGCGGTTTGCACTGGACTGGTCGCGTAGTTTACGCATATACCCATCCATTTCGCCACGCGCTCTTGCGGCCCTATCCGCTGCGCTGCCGGTTTTCTGTGCCGTGGTAAGTCTTGCAGGGCCGCTTGAATACGGATTTACTGCACCAGCAGCCGTTTTAAGGGCAGTTGTCGCCAACTCTGCCATCTTTCGGACAGCATCTTTCTTTTCACTGTCAGAAAGTTCTAAGCCGCTGATCTCCGCGGCGTTCCGCTCGAATGTACGCTTGATGATGTCACCCATGTCTGTAACAGATGCCGCATTTGCTCTGTTGATGTCCTGCTGAGATAAAAATTTTGCAAGGCTCATTCCGCGCCCGCGCCCAGCTTCACCAGCGCCAAGCCCGCCGCCTGCTCCGCCTCTACCGCCCATCACTCTACCTCCGTTTCTTCTTCAGTCGTCATATCCTGCATCTTAGGCAGCGCCGCCTTTGCGGTGGCTTCGTCCTCGTTAAGCCACTTCATGCGGAACTCCCAGTCGTTCATAATGCCCGCCTGCAAGAGCTGCATATCACGGGAAAAATCGGTTTGCTTGTCCTCAATGATGCTATCATCAAAGTCAATGGAAATTTCCACTCCCTCATCAAGTCCTGCGTCCATGTATCGATTGCCCATGCGAAGCAGGATGCGGCACAGCTCCGTTATCGCTTGCTCGAGGATAATTTCATGCTTCTTAATCGTGCGGAACATGGTGCTATTTTCGCTGATGACCTGCGTGGCCGTTGCAATGCTCGTCTGGTCGAATTTATAATGATTCTCTCCAAATCCGCATTTGCTCGATAGCACGTTGAGCATATCTTGCATGCCGGTGTTAAACTCAGCCGTGCGCAGCGTCATATCGACCTGCTGCAAGATGTTCCCATCCGCCGCGCGATCTTCCGGCAGAACATAGTAAACTGTTTCACGCTTATCAAAGACAGGTCTACCGTTGATGTCTTTAGTCGCTTCCGGCTGCACCACGATGCGTTTTTTACCGAGAACGAACTCATTAACATAGCTGTCGTATGTAATATCAATGCTCTTGAGCTGGTCGATGGCATAAGCAAACACTGCAACGCCCATCGGGTTTTCTTCGTCAGAATTCGCAATATTCAAACGGTCAATGACAAACTGCGGCTTGTCGCTGCCTGTATGAACGACAGGCGGGATTGTCTCAAATCCTCTTACGCTTGTAAGCGGAACTTCATCTGCATCATACAGATGGTTTTCGATGTCGTACTCCCCGCCGTTCAAACGATGCACCTGAATGTATGTGTACTCTCTGTCATCAACTCTTTTTCTCAATACAAACGCGCACTCGCGGATAATGCCGTTGTCCCACGTCAGCGGGTAGATGTTCGCAGCTGTAACATAGTTGATATGGATTTTGCCTGTGTCTTTTACTTCTGCGGTATCTGGGTCAACGCCCATTTCTTCGACAATGGGAACATAAGCAATCGTGCCAACTGCCGCCTTGCGCTCTTGAGATTCGTTTGCTTTGACTTCCCAGTTATTATTGGCAAGAATAGTGTCTACGAACTCCTGTTCTTTCTTCCCCTCAAGCGTGATATTCACGCGCTCATTCATCAGAAGGTTTGCCCAGTCCTCGCATACTTTCTTGCCCATATTGACGGAATACCTATGGCATTCCAACTCTTCGATTCCGTTCCACACTGTATAGCTATGGAAGTCTTTCACTTCTCCGTCATACCAAGATTTCCATACATCGATCAGCGAGTAAAACTTACTATCGACCGTATCAAAGCCGAGTTCTTTTAATGCTCTGCGGATATTCACCACTTCACCGTCCTATCATATGCCCGGCGCGTTCCAGGTCTTTGTAATATGGCTCGATGCTGTATTCAAATGCGTCAAGGCTGTCAATATCAGACGTGCCATCGTCAAGGCGCTCGTCCTCGAATTTATCAGGATCATAAATCGCAGTTTGCAACGCATCGATCAGGTGCGGACAGCTCCGCGAAACCTTGAAACGCCCTTGTTTCGTTAGCAAAACAACAAGCCGGATTCTATCTGTGATTTGCAGTTTCAGTGCGTTCTTGACCTGCGTCCCAAGGCGCATCTTCTGCGCGGTATGATCTAACCCGCGAATCAGCACTGTTTCCGCGCTATCCGCTCGTGTCTGGCTGTAACCATACTTTGACGTTATCAGCTGGCAGAACGTAGCAAAGCGCCGATTCAGCGCGTCAGGGTCAATCTCTTCATTTTTTATATATTCTTCTTCCAGCGCAACCACCCGATAATCTTTTGTAATGCCGGTCGCCTGAAACTTTGTTGCGGACTTTGTGCCGCCGAAGTCAACGCCAATGGAAATGACAGAGAATTTTGTTCCCTGTTCCTCTGCCCATTTCAAAGGATCGTCGATCAAATACTTTTCCGTGTTATTGGCAAAGTCTTTGTAGACGACGCCCTCCGCCGCCACCCAAAGGCCGCGCACATACCGGTCATAGAAAATGCCGGCATACATGTTTTCATAGCGCGCAAGAGTTTTCTCGCTCAAGCCGGGGTTATCCTTCATCTCAAAATGTAGATAAAGCGTGTTTCGTTCGCGGTGCCGCTTGATCCACTCCTGATAAAACCAATGATGCGGACTGCCGGGGTTACAGGAGAACCACAGCTTTGCACCGTTCACAGAGCAACGAGCAAGCGCCTGTTCCACGAACGAACGCGGCATCAATACTACCTCGTCCAGCAGCACGCCCGCCAGCGTGCGGCCTTGAATCAGCGTATAACTGGCCTCGTCCTTGCCGCCGAACACCTCGAAGTAATTCGTCACGGCTCCGCGCCGCACTTCCATCACCTTGTCGCCACGCCGCCAGCGAATGATATAGCGCTCTTTCGCAAGGCTCATCGCTGTAAACGGCACGATGATGTTCTTGGTGCAGCTATCCACCGTTCGGCCACACACGCCGAAGCGCTGACCGTTGAAATTCTCCATCGCCCAGCGGACGAATGCCCACATCATGATGGAGGTCTTGCCGGAACGCACAGCGCCATCGCAGATCAGCGCGTCATGCTTGGAATAGGGAAAAGCGAGGATTTTTGCTTGTCGGTTAGACAGCGGCATATTCCCACCTATACCCTCTAGCAGACTGACGCTTACCCTTGCAACATTCACAAATCTTTGCGTTATTCGCTCCTGTCGCCCTTGAAGCACTCATTGCAGAATCCCAACAAGCAACAAATACACCGTCTTTTGTATATTGTTCGACGGCTCTCGCATTTACGTTGTCTCCGCCCATAAATCGGCCCTTGCGGGCGTCGGATACTTTTTTTCTTGCCTCGGCTGAAACGGTTTTTCCTCTATGTACGGAAATCATTTTTGCTCTGTATTCTTCGGATTGCCAAAGCCTTTTTGTTCGTTCTGAGAGTTGCTTTTTATATTCTGGCTTTGCATAAGACTTCTTAGCCTCTGCTATTTTCTTTTCTTTGTATTCTGTATTTTTATAGGCTTTTTTTATGCCAGCGGACATTTTCTCTTTTGTTTCTTCAGAATGTTTCCCTGTACTATTCCCGCCGTTTTCTATGTTGTACCCTTTCTCCCTATTTGTGGAATCATATAAGGAAATCAGTTCAACTTCTTTTGCTTCTGCGTCTTCTTTACTCAATCCATCGAACAAAATAATATGTTCGATGTTATCCCATCCATATTTCATAATCGCATTAAAAATAAGCGGTTGCTTTCGATAGTGTTTTCCTTTGTTCCATCTGTATTCTGGCTTTTGGCAGGTAATCCCTATGTATACTTTCCCATTCGGAAAGCGATGCATATAGACTTTGTAATTTTCACTCATCGCTCTCAAGCTCCTTTGCCATTTCCTTTAAGCTCTGACTGAGCGCGTCTTCCTTCACCGTGTCAGCAGGATTGCCGCCGATCATCGCCCACTTGTCAATCAGCGTCCCCATTGCTGTTGTAATCTGACTGAGATTCGCCGCCGCCAGTTTCTCCGGGTCGTTGAGCATTTCAAGCCCCTTGCCGATGAACGAACACACAAGGTCTTTGTGGTCGTTCATGTACTCCATCACATCGGCGGTGTTCTCTTCCTTTTTTTGCTCGCACTTTTCCACAATGTCGGCATTTGCCCGCACAAGGTTCTTAACCGTCGTTGCGGACACGCCGTTTATTTTCGCTGTAGCGCAATAGTTGTTCGTCTGCACATAGTCCGCCAGTATTTTCTTTTTCTGCCGGTCTGTCAGACGCGCAGCCATTGTCACCACCTCGCACATTTATTTGCTACCAGCCCCCACCCCTTGGCCTTACATAGCAGTCTTTCCCCGCCCGTATGGGCTACACTTGCCGCACTTTCAGGCGGGCGCTTTGCCCATTGCCAAAGGCAGCGGCTCTCCTCTTTTGGAGCGGCGAGACGGTATTGAGCCGCCACACGTCCGCAATGTTGCCTATAGCCATTGCTTTCGCTTCTGCTTCTGCACGCCGCATATGTCCCCGCTGGGACACATCGTTGAGAGGTGCGCGGGGTCCTGTGCCGCATGAGAGGTGCGACCTCTCGGCCCTGATCGTGGGCTGCATCGTGCGTGCGGCATATTGCGGGGTCGGTGTGAAAAGATAAAAAGCACCGTCCCCGCTATGGCGCAGGAGGTAACGCCATAAATGAGAGAACCGCAAAGGCTTTTACACCTCTGCGATTCTATTATCTCATAAGCAAATGGCTTTTTAAGGCCAACTTTTAATCATCGAGCAGCCCGTAATTCCGCGCGACGCACTTGATAAAATCGGTATGCCATCGTCTCGCCGTTCGGTCGGAACAGTTGACTGCCATCGCCGCCCCTTCAAGCGTGTGTGTCTTGTCCCAAAAAACAAGTCGGATAAATTTCAAGCGTTCTTCGCCGTCTTGCAATCCCCCTGTTTCGCTTACCGCTTGGCTCACGGCGCAGCTTTCTTTTAACGGCACGCCGCGCAACCCCAGTTCTCGGTCTGGGTCGTAGCGGCGGATAATGGATTTTACATAACCCCACCAACTATAGCGCGGTTTACTCATGTCGTGCCGCCTTTCTCTTAAACCGCGCCCAAAGGTTGCGCCACGGATGGGCTTCTGCGTAGTTGGCGCGCTGCTCGGCGTTGCTCCATTGTTGATGCATATAATCGCGTTCTTCTTCAACCTGCCGGCAGCCAACCGTCACTCTCGATACCTCTGCATTTGCCCGCCCAAGCGCCGCCTTAGTGTAGTCGAGCTTTGTGCGCAGGTCGTCCTTCTCTGAACTGACCCTTTGAAGATCCATGCTTACCGCATCCAAGGTTTCGTTGGCATTCTTGAGCTGCATCAAACAATCTTCCGCATCCGCTTTCAGCTTTTCGATCTCGTTGGCCTTGTTGATGGCCTCGCCGTTCATCTGCTCGATCTGCTTAGCCAAAGCGGCGTTCTCGGCCTTCAGGCTACTAATGGTCTGGTTCTTCTTCACCAAATCGCTTTTCAGTTCAACGATTTCTTTTTTTCGGGATTTAAGCTGTTCAGCCAACTCGTGATATTCATCTCTCTTCGATTTGAATTTTTCCTCAATTTCCTCCACCATTTTTGCCATCTGGTCTTTGGTGTACTTTTTGATGTTAATGCTCATAATTTGGCTCCTTTCATTCGTAGCTGTTCTTCCCGCCCCCGGTTGCTCACGATGCTAACGACCTTGCAGTCGCCATAGCGCTCAATGTCCATGGCGATGCGCTCCTTGATGCCCTGCGCATCAGCGGCGGGGACGTTGGCTTTAATCGTGATTGTCAGCATGTGTATCCTCCTTTGGTTCGCCGTAGCTACAAAAATCGTCTGGCTTGCGTTCCTGCCACGCCTCTGGATGCGCGTTGCCGTCCGAGTAGATTTTCAAGCATACTCCCATGTCGTAGTGCTCGCAGTCCTTGCACCGAGTAACGACCTCCGGAAAGGCATTGCTGTCTCTCAGTCTTTTCGCCACGAAGGTTGCCCCGCAATTCTCCGCGAAGGCGGCGGCCGTATCAGCGTCGATTAAGTGCATTGCTGTCACCTCCGTCCTTTCTCTCCGCGGCTGCAAAATTCGTCTGGTGCGACCTCCATGCCGCTCACTCGACAGGTTGGAATTCCTTTCCCGTTGACGTTAACCGAGACAAGGTGCTTGCAGTCCATGCAACGCACCACCGGCGCAACGTCAGCGGCTGGGATGCTGTAAAAATCCTCCGCCAAATCGTTATAGGCATCTGCATAGATTCCGCTTTCCCCGCCAAGCTCTTCAAACGCTTTTTGACATTCTTCCGATTGCTCACGGATATAAGCGATTGCCGTCTCTCGTCTTATGTATTCAGCCATTCGTTACCTCCATAGGGCACCACTTTTTTCTCGTTTTCAATACAAGTGGACTTTTTGCAGACATATCTCCAAACCCGATAAAAGGGAATAAGGGAAATCCGTGTTTATCTTTCAACTCGTTTACTTTTGGGTGATTGCAGAAATACTTTTTTCTTCCTAATTTCCCGCATTGTGTTTGTTGACGCCCAACCTGCTGGCAGTATTGGCATTGCGCACATGTCGGCAACATGGAATTAGCCATTGTCAGCCCTCCCGTTCCATGCTTCGATTTTGCCCGCCTTAATTACAAAACCGGAAAGAACGCAGCCGTTGTACCAGGGCTTCCACTCCCCACGGTTTGCCGTTCTCATGATTGCGCCCATAGGCTTATTGTC